TGTCCAAAAAACCAAGCGGCCCAGTTAGTTAAAACAGCAGCCACTGAGTAAGCTGTCATCAAAGCCGCCGCTTTTTCTGCCGCCTTGCTGACATCGCCTTGCAAGATTTCAAAGCCCGCGCCGATGGTTATTGAGCGGCCGGTATTTGCCACATGGCTTGTACCGAAGCGGATCTTGTCAAACGCAGCGGAAATTTGAATTTTCGCAACATGCCATTTGTTGTAGGCAAAAACGTCGGTTGCGCGAACGACCTTACCGTCAACAGTAGAATCGTCAGGAACACGGAGCGTGAAACCTTCCGCGCCATGAGTAGCAACCATGCTGCCAACAGCAGGACTTCCGCCTATCATCGGAAGAACGATAAACGCGCCGCCATCGCTACCGCCACGGACAACTTTAAACGGCATAACAAGCGCAGTTTGCGTGTTTGATGTTGCGCTCACGCCACTTGTCTCCAAGTAACGATGACCCTTGCCATTCTCGCCTGCAACAGCCTTGATGACTTTCTTGCCATCTTCCTCAGCAACCGCACCAGTCCACCCATCAGGATCTCCTGCTTTAACCGAGGTAACAACCGAAATCAGCTTGGCAGTACCGGCATCAGCAGAGGCTTCGAGCGCGTTAATTTCCGCGTTCGCCAAGCTGAATTTAATATTGCTAGGAGCGGCAGGCGTTGCAACATCCGGGCTAGGAGATGCCGGCTGACCTGTCGCACCACCACCGCCACCGGAAGGAGCGGCTTCAAGCTTAGCCTTAATCGGAGCAATCGCCGCCGCAACCGCATTCTGAATCAGAACATCAACATCAGAACGGCTAACGCTCGAAGATCCGGCAGACGTGCCGCTCGCCGTTTCCGTATTTCGGAAGACGTGATCGGCATAAATACCGGTCACCTGATTCCAAGTCTTGTTGTTATCATGACGGCAGTCAGTGTGCGTGCCGGTCTGATAAAAGCCCTGACTCACAACACCGGAGCGGTGAACATAATCACGGTCAGACACATACGGCAACGCAGGATTGGTTCCCTTCGTATATGGCGTAATGTCTAAACGGTTATCGCGTACCGTACAGCCGGTCAAGTTTGCGCTCAGGAACTGCCTGTCATAGTTACCATGCGGCGAATTGCGGGCGGTATTGTTTGCAATATAACTGGCATCGATGGTGCCGTATCGAGCTTCTGCGCCAATCATATAGGCATATGATGCCGCATTGCAGAATGCTTCAAATTCTGCGCCACTACCCTGCCCAGTCGGGTCAACCGCCTGCACGGAAATGGATTTCGCATCACTATACTTCGTACCCGTGGCCGTAATCCGAATTGCAGTAATCACGCCATTTGTAACCGTACACGTTGCCGCACCGCCACGCGCCCCATCACCACCGCCGGCAATGACGATTTTTGTGTCAGGGCTATAATTTTGGCCGCCTTTTTTAATATTGATCGCGCTCAAATAACGCAAACCGAATGGCTCACCAAACGGCAGGGCAAAAGTACAGCTATTGTCCGAAATCGTAAATCGGTTATGCCCGAAGTTACACGGGATACCGCGCGGCGCGTAGATACGGTTGTTTTGAACCGTAATATTTGCGCGAAGCCACCACAGATTTTTATCTTTTCGAGCTTTCACACCTGTTGCGCCATTAATCAGGAAAATACCGTTCAAGCCACAAATGAATTCATTGTCTTTAATAACGATATTCGACTCTTGATACTCGAAGCTGGTAGATTCAGAACGGCCGCCCTTGGTTGAATCCATGGCAAACGTTTCCTCAATCACTACACCGGTGCCGTAGTACAAGCATTTACCAGAGTTACCAATAATCTGAATATTATTGCCGGTATGAGCATCACAGACTTTACGCGCCGCAAATCCAAAATGGTTATTCAAGAACCGAATACCGATTTGAGGCAGGTATCGGCTAGTCCACAACCAATAGCCAGGGTCAACTGTCACTTGACTGTTGTCACGAGAATGACCCAACGAAGCATCAGGATGGCCAACCTTGCCTTCAATACAATTCATCCCCTCAATTGTAATGCCGACACCACGGACAACACCAATACCGCCGATGTAGTTCGCATCCATGAAGCCGCCGTACACCTTGCAATCGTAGCAAACCATGCGCTCACGGATGGCAGTATCAATATCGCCGCCATCTACGGCGCGGCAATCACGGGTAGAATACAAACCGAACTGTAAAGCACTACCAGTCATACCACGGATATCGAAATCCCAAACCGTCATATGATGCACATCATAGAAAACCCAGCCATTTGCAGACGAGCCACGCTGACCGCCAGCCCACATACCCCATTCTTCAGAAACAGTACCGTCTTCTTGGGGAAATTGGTTTTTCGTGCCATCAGCATTCCAGTAGCCGCCGACACTTAAATATTTTCGCACGCTCTGATTCCGCTCGTGTTCCTTAACTTGCGCCCACGTCAGATCAGCCGGTTTCTTGACGTTTTGAACTTGAGCAGCATTATTTCGATAACGTGCTAAATCGTGCATCAAGGTCGTCGTATTAAAGCCCAAGTCGTACAAACCCTTGTCCGCATAACCATAGCCGACATCAGGATTCTCAGGAGTCCACCCATCAATCGGAGCAAACAAGCCCTGACGACCGCCAACATAGCCTTTTTCAAGATAGCGGCGCGAACGGATAATACCGCCATGAATAATTGTGTTGCCGGTGCCACCATCCATTTCAAATACGTTCACACCGAACGATTCAACAACGAATGTGACCCCACGGAAATCAACAAACAGGAAATTCTTGCCCTTGATGTAAATACAAGGCTGCGCACCATCAATAGTCAATTTCATGCTACCAACAGTCACTGCACGGCCGTCTGCACCGAAAACATCAGGCATGTAGCCGATGTTTTTATCCACAGAGAAAGCCGAACCATTACGCGCCGTCAGGTATGAACCATCCGGAATCTTGGCAATAAATTCCGTCAATTTTCGCGATACTGCCGACGCCTCCTCTCGAGACAGTTTGTTTTCTTTTTGGGCAAACATACCGCTCAGGACTTTTGCTCGCATATCATCATCGAGCGCATCTTCAAGATAATAAACGCCGCGCTCAATGGCGATTTTCATATTCGCCTTTTGCTGCTGAGCCTCAAACATCGCCTGCTCTTTGGCAATATTATTGGCCACATCCGCACCGCCCAACGCATTCGAAACTGCTTTACTGACATTACTTGGAGTAATAAGCTTCAAGCCAGTGTCGTTTTCGTTAATCTTCAAAGTACCTTCTTCGCCAACAGCCGCAGTGACCGGCTGACTGGCCAACTCTTTAGCCTCTTTTGAAGCCTTCTTCGCATCCGCAACTGCGCCCGCAATTTTCAGGATTGCCTTATCCAAATTTGATGACATGTTTTCACCCTTTATAAAATTTCGTCAAGTTTCGCCAAAGTTTCATCCGACACATCACCCGACCCGGAATTATTATCGCTAGGCTGAGGAGCAGGCTGCACTGGAGCTGGCTGCGCCGGTGATGGTTGCACTGGAGCCGGAGATGGAGATGGTTGAGGTTGAGGCTGCGCATTATTTGACGGAGCAGGCTGAGCATTGCCGTTTTGATTAACAGGCTGCCCATTTTGATTGAGCAAACCCAGCTTAATCAGATGCGCCGATACCGCCGCTTCGACCTTCTTGTCAACATCGGCGTCAGTAACGCCGACAGATAGCATGTCCAAAAACTGCTGAAAGGTCATCCCCTTAGGCAAAGTCCCGTTTTTAATCCCTTCCTCATAAATACTCATCCGACCGTCAATAACGACCGGCAGGTTTTGCACAACTGCACCAACGATGGTGCCGCCAGTTTGCTTAATAGTCATATTCACACCCCTAAATCAGCCGACAATTTCAGACGGCCCTCAAAAATCACTTTCACAATCCCTCGGACACTTACCTTCACTTCATAATCCGCCGCCGTCCATTCCAAATGCTTCGTATCAGACGGCTGCAAATTAATAGCCAACCCGTCATCCGTTACCGTCAAATCAAACTTCAACGGCAGGCCGTACATCGGGCGAATATTCAAAACTGCCCACTCGACGGCAGACAGCTTCAAAAGGTTTCCCGATGCATCAACAGGGCGAAATAAAAGCGGCTCCGAAGTGCCGCGTTTCAATTCAAAATCAACTTTGCTCATAGCCTACTTTCAAAATCCATCCCAACCTTCGTTACACATCATGACCATTAAAACCTTCTAGTATCAGATTCAGGCACCAACACCCGGACATTTCGCAATTCAATCCATTGCCAGTTTTGAGCCGCCGAGAAGAGAATTGACGAATACATCACAACCGCACCGGACTCACTCTTAAAGCTTTTGAACGTCTCGTTATGGTTGTACCGGTTGAACTCTTTCGCGGTAATAAAGCTCGTGCTTCCATCCCAGTGAACACCGGACGCCCAGTCATCATTCCCCTCGACGCGGTATTCAAATTCAACGCCGTAGATATTCGCCGGCAGATACAGCCGCGCCATTCGGTGCGCACCAACGACATCATGCCGACCCTCAAACGTCTGAATCGCCGACATTCGAGTGAGCGCACCGCCGTTAACATCGCGCCAAACCATCTTACCTGACAGATTTTTGTACTCTTCGTCAATATCAGACAAATAGGCCGTCTGAACAAACGGAACACAATTCACAATCGCGTAATCTTCAGGGACATTAATGCCAAACCGGATGAATCCATCCTTCCAGCGACCAAGAAGCCAGCCGCGAGACCGAATCTTCACCCATCGATTTCGCAAACCGTCTTGATAAACAACCTCCTTCTGCACCTCAATCTCATCAGGAAGCTCAATATCCAATGGCTGCTCTTCCTCGTTGAACATCAATTTAAAAATATTCTCAGGAGGATTCTTCAATCGATAAATTGCCCGACCCCGGTCATCCGTGCTTCTGAGGTATTTCATCTTCATTTGGACATCAACCTCGAACTTGACCATATACGGCAAATCACCGACGGGCAATCGCGCGCCCCACAATCCTTCAGACACACGCGGAAGGCGATAGACTTTCATCACATCACCCTCGATTCGAGAGGCTTTCACAACGCCGGAGAAATAACCATCGCTACCCTCAATACGGCCGCGAACGACAGCATTATTGGCAACGACAGAGCCTTGCGGAGAGACGGTAAAATTCCCGCCACCAATATCAAGCTGCCCACCATTAATTCTCGGAGCCTGAATTTCTTGGTTTGCCGCAATATGCTTACCAAGAATCAGGCTGTCTGAAATGAAATCGCCCGATAAACCAATCTTGCCGCGCCCGTCAACCAACCGGATAACGAATGGCTGACTGAGCTGAGTCCCATTAGGGTCAACCAAAGCGAATTTGTCTGCCTGAATATTAAATTCAGACTTCCCTGTCGTCCCGTCAATACCCTGAGCAATGCCGGTAATGATTTCCTTACCGTCTTTCGTCTTGCCTTTAGTCGTCAACGTCATCAATGACGACAAACTGTCACCAAGACCTTTTAACGTCTTGCCGGCAATCGTAATATTGCCGATTTGTTTCTCAACATCGGCTTTTGACACGCCTTTACTGTTGATGAGCTTCCACAATTCGGCGGAAAACGAATCCTCACCTAAATTCCCCTGAATCAGCTTCAACAACGGCTCAGGGTTATCATCAGATTTACCTGAAACAGACTCACTGAACTCGCCCGTATTGCCCATGCTGTCGATGATACGCACCCAAAAATAAAACGTATCGACAACCGATGCGCCAACCAGCGTGTACGTTGATTGAGGGTACCCGACCACAGCCAGCTTCTTCGCTTTCTGAAGGTTGTTCTCTTTCGAGTACCACACCTCAGTGGAGATATTCCGCATCGGCGTATTCGGCATAATCCAGTCAAGCTGAATCGCATTCGTGCGAGCCGTTGTCGTCAGACTGCGAATGGCATAGTCAATCGTCCAACCCTTCTCAATCGGAGCAGACAACACGCCACGCGCATTGCGACCGCGGATTTCCGCCCGATACTGACCATTAGGCAGATTCTCCAGCGAGATTTCCGCCGTTGTCGCATCGGGAATATGCCGGTAAAGCTTGTTGTCACGATAAATCTTAATATCGTAAGACAACACGCTGCCGTCAGCCGTCAGGTTGTCCCACGAAATGACCAACCTATCGCCTTCCGATTTAATCTCAGGGAGAGACAGCCTCAGCTCAGCACCATGTAGCGTTGTTATATTCGTTTCAAATCGGGCGCGATTATCAACAGCCGCGTATTTTGCCGGGTCATGCAAAATGCCGGATACCTCAAAAGTACCCTCTTCCGCATTCTCTTTTGTGCCGATGATGCGATAAAGGCGCGGTTTCACGCGCCCCATCAACACCCACTCACTACCAGCCTCAACGCTCACAGCTTCGGAAAGCTCCAAGCGGTTTTTGGCAGGCTGAGCCATAATTTTAAAAGTCTTCAGACTATCTGCCATCTGCACCGACAATGCCCTACCGACAGAATCTTCAACATCGCGGTCAAGCGTTACCGTCAAACCCGATACCGCTTTCAGACGGCCTGAAACCTCACCGCCGGCGTAGTCGTTATCCATAACCTGAACAACGTCATACGGCAAATGACGCAAACCTTCACGGCCAACAGTAAACTTGATTGCCGACTGCTGTCGCAATTCCGTTTCCAATACCCACGCGCCATATCGCGCGGCTTGACCACGGCTATCGCAACCAAACGCCATAATCTGTTTGACATTCAGCCCGTATCGCTTAACCGCCTGCTGATCTTCGACGTATTCCGTTTTCGTGCGATACCCGTCAAATTTATCAACATATTGCACGACAACAGCAGTGGTAATGGACTTCAACGGCACGCCGGAATAAGCAAACAGGCCGTCCTTGACATTGCTATTGTTGTACATAGCAACAGGGTCAGAATCCGCATCCATCACCAACGAAAAGCGGTTGCCATCCCATACCGGCAACCCACGGAACACGCTTGCCAAATCAAGCAGGAACTCTCCAGCCTGACGACGGCTTGTAATGTAGGCATTACACACAAACCGCGGCTCTTTGCCGCCAAAGCCATCATCCACAAGCTCATCGCAGTATTTCCCGACTTGGTACAACGTCCATTTATCGATATCAGCCGTTTTCAGACGGCGTGCCAACGTGGAATAACGCGGCTGAGTCAGGACATCATAAAAAACCCATGCAGGGTTATTCGTCCATGCCTTTTTAAACGAACCGTCCCAAACTGAGCCGGTATAAGTACGCTTCACAGGGTCATAATTCGACGGCACATTGACCAACATGCCGTCAATCAAATAATTCCGGCGCGGGTTATTGCTGCCAAACTGGTCAGAGTCCATGGCCAACGCAGCCAATGCCGTATGCGGATAACTCAATTTCGCATCGATAATTTCGACATAGCTGGCAAAGTAAGTCTTATTGACCTCCCTGTCAGTCGAACTATCAGCCGACACGCGCGAAACGCGAATGTTGAACGGCACGCTTGGAAGCTTGTCAAACAACACATCTTGATAATAAACGCCGCTCGATTTTTCCGTAAAAGCCACAGTTTTAGATGAAACAATGCCGTTATTACCGACCAAATCGACCAACATAATTGTTTCAGCCGGCCTTGTATCGCCGTTATCTGCAACGCGATAGTTTCGCTCAACGCCGACCGTAACACGCAGGCGGTTGACCAATTCATCAGTGACCGCACGCACAATCTGATTGCGGTTTTTCACCTCGACCGACACCGGCACTGCACGCTCTGACGCATCAAAGCCGGGGATATAAGTTTGATCGGGCGTGCCGCGCTGGAAAAAGCCGACAATGCCCTTGAAATTAAAAGACCCGTCAGCATTCTGAACGGGCGTATCATCAAAATAAATCGACTTCCACGGTTTATCATTACCACCGGCGAATCCCTTAATCTCGCCCTCGCAAATCGCATCAATAATCCGTAAAGACTGAGCCGAATTTAAGGTATTCGGAGCCTCATACGGCGTAGAACCGCCGCCACCTGATTGACCGCCCATTCAAAAACCCTCAATTAACCGTATAAGCCGCCACATAATTAGCAGCGCGAACGGAATCATTTGAAAAATCTGTATTATATTTTTTGCCATTGGGCGCAACCGCCGCCACACCCTGAACAAACGTCTTGCTCATTCCCAATGTCAAATCAACTGACATTGGGTCATTTTTATCACCGGACGGCTGCTTCGCTTTCGCAACTTCGGAAACCATCCTGATAATACTGTTGCCATGCTCAGAAGAACTACCGCCATCAAGACGGCGCGACTCAATACCCTGCGAAACCACACGGCTACCGCAATAAATCCGACCATAGGCAAGCGGCATCGGTTGACCTTGCGCCGCCGTATTACTGAGGTTTGAAAACCCACTGTTTCGGCTGCTTTCAACACCTTTTCCGCCCTCAAATTTTGGCGGCTTCGTCAACATTTGCGCCACCCCGCCGACAGCCAAACCAATACCAAGCTGAACCGCCCACGGCTGAGCAAAGTAAGCACCGACCACGGCAATAACCACCCCGACGATCGTCTGAATGATGCCGCCGTTCTTACCAGCCCCCTGGACGCGTGGAACAATATGCAGGATGCCTTCAGCCGTTTCGCCGAAGCTACTTTTCAACTCTGCCTCAGACCAATCACGACGGCCAAAACGGACTTGATAAAATCCCTTCATCAATTTTTTACGCAACGCCGGAATCTGTACCATAAGAGCGTGAACCGCTTCAGCAGGGCTGGAAACCTGCAAATCAAAACGGCGGCCGCATTCGCGCAAACCGCCGTACAAACACACTGTAATCATAAATCCACCGCATGAAGCAAATCGTCTTCAACCGCCTGCAACATTTCAGGCTCAAATTCAGGAAGCCGCCAAACGCTATCAATGCGCTCAGACCACCACTGATTAAAAGGCTCACGCCGGCTTAACTGGTTATAAGCATGGTGAAGAATTTGCCCATCGCCCAAATACAAAGCCGCGTGGTTCGCATGACCGCCATAACTGGTCAAAATCACATCCCCACCGCGCAGGCCGTCTGAAACACGGACAAACCCGACACGCTCAAAATGCTTACGCAAATACTCATGCTCAGCATCATCATCAATATCGCCGCGCTCATGATCGGGCAAATCCACACCCATCAGCATAAACGCATCACGAATCAATGCCCCGCAATCAGCCTTACCGTACTCAAACACACGGCCGCGCAAATGAGGGCAACAGCGAAACTGTTTCAGACGGCCTCCAACCGCCAAAATCCACGGCAACCCCGTCTGAATCTGCATTTGACGGTCAGCACCCGACAAGAACGGCTCGCCGTTTGGATGGGAGTGGACAACCGCAATGATTTTTCCGTACTTTGATGCCGTCTCCAAACCCTCGGGCTGAATAACAAATGTTTCATAAGGATTTTCAGCAACATTACGAATCGCAAAAAACCAATTTCCGTTATAAGAAGTATCAGAAATAACGCCACACATTTCTATCGGATAATCAGAATCAGCCTGATATAAAATCAAATCCTCAACCTTCTTAGAAATCTCAATCACGACATCACCTTATCTGCACTTGGAAATCCCCCGAACGGCAAAACCGCCGTCGCACCAAACCGCGCCCGACAGCCGGTCAACGTACCGCTGCAAACGTCCTTTTTCGGGTCGTCGGTCGGAATATCATAGCGGTCAGCCACAGGACGGCCGGTATAACCGCAACCTTCGCCCCGATACTGCCAAATACAAGTATTTGCAAGCATCATCCGGGAGGGAATAATCGCACCATCGGATTCAGACGGCGCGGCAAGCTCGAAAACAGCACGCTCAGCCGTCAAGCTCGTCATCTGCTCAATGACGTACTTCCCGATAATTTCTTGATTAGGATCGGCAGTCGGATTCCCGGACTTAAAGTTCGCCGCATCTAAAAACCGCGCATAAGTCAACCGTCTGACAACGCCAACGCCGACAAACTGGTTATACTGGTCAGCCGCGCCGGTCACAAACCCAAGCAGGTTTGAAACCGTCAACGTCGGACGGTTGCCAGCACCCTGCGAAGTCATCTCAAACCCTTCAGCCGACATCGGCAAAGGCGTATATTCCTGACCCTTCCAAACGACTGCCTGATTCAATTCGTTAACCTGATTGCAGAAACGGAAAACTTCCCCGCCAAACGCGCGGAAATCCACCTCCCACATCTCAACCAACGCATCCTGCTGAGTAGCCGACAACGCCTTGAGCATCGTTCCAGACATCGCCTTCATTCGCGCATTCATGCCATTACCTCTTCAAATTCCGCAGATAGCTCATACACCTTGCCGCCCTTCGGCGTTTCCGTGTACTCGACAACTTTTACCAACAACCGCTCACGCCCCGGCGGAGTCCAGTAAAACGGCTCAACACCGCCGCAGGAATCAAAAAAGCCCTTGATTTCCTCAATCAAAGGCTTTTTACCCGCAAGACGGATTTGCCAAGTCTGCATCTTTGGCTTCAACGTCAATTTCTGCCGTTGCTCATACCCATCACCAAACTTGACCGCTCGAACGTTGAACGTATGCTTTGCCGTACTTTCAGACGTTACCTGCCACTTAAAAACTTTAGCCATTTCATTCCTCAAGAATTAACGACCTTGGTTATAAGCTCCTCCAGGTCGTACAACGTTTTTGACATACCAATTTTCAATCATCGCAGGCAATGCATCGGCAAGCTGTCTGCCCATTTCCGCATCGCTTTCGGCAGACGAATCAGACGACCCGTCACGGTTAATCGTAATGTTTACCGTCATGCCGCCCGTTCCGCCGCCCAAAGCAGCGACCTGCGGCGCAACGCCGACCACCCCGCCCGAAGCGTAGCGGTTTTTATTGATGGCCTCCAGCAAAGCACGATGACGGCGCGTGGACGCCGCATTGATGACAAACTCGCCATTAGACAACATAGCAGGGATACTGTCGCTCGTCGCCGTACCCGCGCCCCACACCGCGCCGCCGTTTGAAAACTGCTGCACCATGCCGCCGTCTTTGAAGCCGCCGCCGCCCCAAGCACTCATCGCCGCCTTCATCGCGTTGAACAACGCCATCTTAATCAGCATCTTAGACAAATCTTGCAGAATAGAAACAGCCAAACTGCGAAAATCAGCCTTGCCGGTTGCCACGAAATCAGCCAACGCATCGGACATCTTACCGAGCGACCCCGACACGACATCCGCCATACCCTCACGCATCGACTGGAAGGAATCAGCATAATTCCTCATGCCGTCTGAAATACCGGCCAGCCAATCGTTACCGAAAGCCTCTTTGGTTTCCTTCGCCAAGCGTAATTGCTCTTGCAGACGGCCATCATTGTCAAGCTTGGCAGTCTGCAAGCTTTTAATGACATCAGCACTGGCCTCCGAAGCACTAGCCTCAGCAATCAGCTTATCGTATTTGCGCGCCGCCGTCAGCCGCTCAACCTCCTCACGCGTTTTGCCAAGCAACGACAGCTCAAACAACTGATCGTCAAAATCACGCTGCCCTGCCGACTCAAGCTCACGAAGCGCATCCGCGTATTTCTTCGCCTCTTTCGTCAAATCTGTCTGATTGTCGGCCTTAATCGCCAAATCCATAGCAGATTTACGCTCAGCCGCCGACCACTTCTCAAAAGTCGGGTCAGACAACAGCCGCAACTGTTCCGCGTAGGTTTTATTCAGATGCGTAGCCGACAACGACAGCTCAGCACTTGCAGCGAGCTGGCGTTTGCCAAACTCCTGCTCCCATTTCTGATAGCCGGTCAGCTCAGGCTTCCGCTCTCTCGCCTCAGCAAACAAACCGGAGCGGGCCATCGCCTTAGCTTGGCCGCCAACACCGCCGGCAAAACGAGCCGCCGCCTCTTGAGACCGCCAATTAAAATGCCAATGGTCAGCCGTCGATTTCGTGCCATTCTTGTTGACCTGACCGCCGACTTCAAATTTGACATTGAAGTCTTTTCCGTCTTCAAATCCCAAAGACTCGAAGTATTGTTTAATCTGCCGCGCAACCTTCGCCTTGTCTTCGCTCTTCAAAGACAGATTAGGCGTCATATCAAACGCCAAACCCTTATTGTGAAAGCTGTTCTTCCCAATATGGTATTTGTCGTTTACCGCACCAAATCGAACCAGCTTGTCGCCTAAAAACTGCTGCATCGCGTGCATCGCAGCATAAGTACCGCCAAACGCACGACCACCTGCCTCAGCCCCAGGCTTCAGCCTTAATCCGGCAGAAGTAGTCGGAAATAAATTTTTATTCCCGGACGGCCTCGATGATTTCCGAGCTTCACGCGCCGCATCAGCCGCCAATTCCTCTTTGTGCTGTTGACGCAAGCGAGCAAGGTGCTTTTCCGCATCGGCAATCTGTTGCTTACTGCCATACTTCCTAAGTTTATTAAGCTCTTCCTGCCAGAACCGTATTTCGCGCGCAAATCTCTCAGCCTTACTCTGAGTCCGGTCTCTCAGACGGTCGAAATTAGCGGCAGCACTGACCGAATCAGCCTGCTCTTTCCGAATATTGGCCGCCTGCTTCTGAGCTTCATCGCGCATCTTAATTTGCTTTTCCAGCAAATCAACAACGCGCTGCCGCTGATCAACCATTCGCTGACCATCGGGATTGTTTTTTGCAAATGCTTTTGCACGCTCCAAACCCTCTTGCTCAACAAATAATCGTCTTTCCAACGTGGCATCACGGCCAATCTCTTTCAGCCCCTCCCACGCCTCGGCGGCAGTATCCTTTATCGCCTTCCAGCCGCGCTCAATCGCCCCCAAATTCTCAAGCACACGCTCGGTCATCCGTTGCGATTCGTCAGAGTATTTCCCCTGTACAAGCGCAACAGCTTCCTGCTGTCTGCCCTGCTCAATCAACGCACGCGCCTGCTCATACACATCGGCGTTCAGCGTTTGGTAAACACGCGAGAACTTGACGACGGCCTTCAACGGATCGTCAGCGATTTCCTCATAAACACGCGCCAAATCCTCCACGCTCTTGCCAGTCGCCTTTGACTGCAAAACGACAGATTCAGCAAATCGGCCATAATTCTCAGAGGCTACCGCGCCCGACTGCACAAACAGCAAAATCGCCTCACGCGCATCAGACCAGCTACCCGTTGTCCGACCGACAGAATCGGCAACCGACAACAGCTTACCGGCCGATGCGCCTGCGCTACCACCGGCAAGAATAACAGCCGCAGAAAACCGTTGAGATTCCTCCGATCCGTCGTAATACGCCTTACCGACAGCCCCCAATCCGGCAATCAAGCCACCAAGAGCCACCGTTGCAGGATTGATACTCGCAGCCAATCCCTTGAACATATTACCGAAGCCGCCGAACGAATCACGAAGCTGACCGCCTTGTTGCAAGGCAACCATAAACGGATTCTGACCGCCGGCCAACTGCGTAACAATATCCGTGAACTGCGCCGGAACCATCCGCATTGCGCTGTTGTATTGCCCAACAGTAATGTTGTTCAGCTTAAGCTGATTCTCCTGCTGCTTCAGAGATTTCGTCACCTCACGGATTTTGGCTACATCCGCGCCGCGTTGCCGCGCCAAAGTCTCATAATAAGCAGCCGTGCCACGTCCGCCGGCCTCTCGTACCGCGATTTCGCGCTGCACAGAATTAATAATCGACTGAGTCGCACGCTCCTGCTTCTTGGTCAGCCGTTCGGCCTCTTTGCCGGCCTTATCATACCCGGCCGCTACCGCCGCCGCGCCTGCTGCCGATTCCTTACCGGCTTCCTTCGCCGCCTTGCCGATATTGCGCAGCGCGACTCCTGCCTTTTTCGCACCATACTCAATTTCGGTGACATCCAACCCGGCCTTAATCGTATTTTCAGCCATCCTTTTTTTCACCCATTATCGACAAAGCCTCGCGTTCCATCACGCGCAAAAAACCAAACAACTTTTTGCGGCGGCGTTTTTTGACACCCATCATATCCATAGCAACATCAACGGCGTTGTAATCCAACGCGTAGGCACCCGCCATGCTAACTCGCCACTGACCCGACACCGCCAAAAACAACTGCACCGCCTCCCAATTGTTCGGCCACACCTCCACCTCATCAGACAAGACGTCGGAATCGTCAAACCCGAAAAGGCTCAACGCAGATACCGTCTTCTCATCGTCAGAGAACATCGCACGAACGGCGGCAATTAGTTTTTTTCGCGTGCGCCGTCATAAGACAAATAATAGGCATTGATAATCGCACCACCCGAGCGAGGATATTCATCCAAGAGGTAGGCAACATTCTCAGCATTCAGCTCATCATCGAAGCCCCAAGACTTGACGATGTCCAAAACAATTTCAGAATCGCTGACAGAACCGTCATTGAGTTTGTCGCCCAATTCCGCCAACGCAGGGCGGTTTTTCCACACAAACTCAAATTCGACAGCCAAAGGCTCACCGGCAGGAACAGGGATTTTTACTTCAGTTTTAAAAGTAGCCGCATGGCCCAATTTCAATTTAGACATTTTCTTTTTCCTTAAAAAAGGTGCCGTCCGAAACCGGACGGCAAAACACAAACCCAAAGAGCAAAAATTAGAGGAAACCTAATCTTAAGAATAGCGGTTAAACAAACCTGCCAGCGAATACGTCATATTCGCCGTCATGATTTCGTTACGCACCACGGTCGGCATCGCGTTCATGCTCACATAGCCGTTGTAAACGACTACGGATTTATTCTTCAGCACAATGCGCATCGGAGTCAGCTTGCCGCTGTCGCTCGCCGCTTTCGCAGCCTTATAGCCGGGCAAGTTCGGGTCGTCGGCAATTTTGAAAGACATCGAACTGGCAGACTGAGTTGTCGGAATCTTACGGTCGAAGTCTTCTTCCAAGAAGCCGTATTCGTAAAATTGTTGCTCACCGCCCTCAGACGACAGCTCCATAATCTGCGTAATTTGTTGCCAAGAGCTAACCTTTTGGCAAGAGCCTGCGCCCGAGCCGGCCGGATATTTATTCAAATCACGCGTATCAACGCCATCGAGCTTGAAGCTGTTTGCATCAACGCTTGTCACACGGAACACGCGCTCATTCAAACCGCCCCAACCCGAAACGATGACGACATAGTCGCCATTCACCAAACCATGCGCAGCACAAGTAGCCACAGCCTCTTCCGCATTGGAAATTGCCGTAATTTTCTTCTCCGCTGCCAGCCCGGTTGCAATCTGCACAATCGAGCCATTCGCCAAAGTAACAGCCATAATAAAACCTCAAAAAATACCAAATAAAAAGGCCGTCTAAAACAGACAGCCGCCGTCAAACCGCAACCTAAGCGGTAATCACAAAATCTTGCACCATACCGCGCCGGTCATCATCCAAAACAACCGACTCAGCCGCAGACACAGCATAAGCCTCAAGCGAAGACAAGACCGACTTCTCAATCTCAATACTCTTCGCAATCGCGCCCAGCCTGTCGAAATCCCAAACCGAAACAGAAAACCGCACCTGATAGCCGTCTTCCTCCAGCGGGTCGATAAACAAATTACCTGCACCGCCCACGCGCTGCACAATCACCAACGGAAACTCAGCTTCTTCCGGCGCAAAGTCATGGTACACATCAACATCAGGCACAGCCTGATTGATGGCCCTAATCAGCAAGCTGTCCATTGACCACCTCCAAAACCGCATTCAGCATCGCAGCCTCCATCTTTGACTCCTGAACCTGCAACGCAATCGATACAAAAGGGCGCGCGGCAATAGACTTGCCGTTTTTACGCTTTACGCCGTTATGAACCATATAGCCATAAGGGACAGCCTTCAGCGAACCGCCCTCATATCGGCCACGGCTGCCCTCTCTATCACGCCAACCGACCTGATACACAGCGCGACGGCCGTCAACCGATTCCGATTTATCGTAAAAAGCAAAAACCGAGCCTCTCAAATCGCCCGGCTCAAAAACATAACGCCTTTTGCTTCCATCCTCATTTCGGCTGCCCTTACTGTAAAAATAATGGCGTTTCTCACTGCGGGGAGCCTGAATCTTGACCTCATCACGCAACAATTCCACGCCCTTAAACGCCGCCCACCGCAAGCGATCGCCGACCGCCTCCGGCAAACTGTCAAACCGCGCAATCGCATCGGAGAAATCCGCATCAATTTCCACTTTCATCAGGCAGGCTCTCACACGTCAAATCCAAAAATTCACGCCGGCGCAAATCAGGAATGACCGCGCGAATCACATAAATCCCATTCTCCGTCTTGACGCGCATATCAGCAGAAATACCCGTTCGCCAGCGAATCCGCACAGAAGCGCGTACCGAAGCCGTCAACACATCATTCCGCATCGTCTCCGAACCGGACACATGGCGCACATCAGCCCACAATTTAGCCAAAGGCCGCCAAACAGACACCGTCGCACCCGACTTGTCCTTTTCTTTCACCCGTTGGAGAATCTCCACACGGTGACGCAACTGCCCAGCATTCATACACACCTCAAACAAAAGGGCCCCCCCGGCTTTCCTGAGGCCCCTTTTCTTTTTTTGGGGAGAAGGAATGAAGTTAATTAAAGTAATCAAGCGCAGGCTTTATGGTGTGGTA